CGTCTCAGCATGCAATCGCTTGCCGCGACGTTAAACAACAAGTCCAAGGTAGCTCAAAGTTATACCCTAGGAGCCCCAACAGTGATGTTGGGACAACTCCCGCCCGCCAACGTGGGTGCGCCTGTACCGGCCGGGCAAGCCACGCAGCAATGTGTGGTACAAGCCGCCGTTGGACAGACAGTCCAACAACCTCAGTCGATGCCTATGCATACGACACTGGGCCACGCTAGTGCGCCCGAACACAAAGTGGAATCAACCACCCTAGGCCACGCCCGTGCGCCTCAACGCTTCCCTCGTGAAGCTCAACTCAGTTCTAATTGGACTGATGTTGACGGCAGACTTAGAGACAGTCAACGCCGTTATTTAGTGCCCGATGCGAAAGGCAACTTGGTGGCCACAGATTTCCGTCCTGGATTCTCCGTCACCGTGGCCCAAAACAACGCTAAGCCATCGCTCCCATCCGCGAATGTCATATCACGACGTCCCATGGGTAGAAATGCTCTTCCCGCGTCCGCATTCGGCACCATTCCACTCCCAAAACCCAACAATCAACCACCACCTGATCGCAAAAACGACTTTGTTCAGACGGTATTTGACAGCCCAAACAACGTTGCACCCAGTGCTTCTAGTTCGTCGTCATCTGCCCAATTCACAGACCAGTCTTGCTACGCCCGCCGCCAGGCCCGCCACCATTCAGTTGTTTTGAACAGACCGATCGCCAACAATCAACCACCACCCGATCGCAAAAACGACTTTGTTCAGACGGTATTTGACAGCCCAAACAACGTTGCACCCAGTGCTTCTAGTTCATCGTCATCTGCCCAATTCACTGACCAGTCTTCCTACGCCCGCCGCCAGGCCCGTCGCCATCCAGTCGTTTTGAACAGACCGATCGCCACCCCAGCCAAGGGTGTTCCCACATCAAACAAGTTCGAGCCACTCGATGCTTTGATTGATGTGGAAACCCCAAAGTTGGACGCCAAAACTGCCGCAAAAACCAACAACCGAGGCAGAAACAAAACCCCCCAGCCAGAACCCCAACGTCCAGCCGCTCCTTCGTCTCTTGAAACAAAAGTAGCCGCTGGCAAAGCCTTACCAACCAAACTCAAAAACGGCCTCCCTGATAATATTGCCCATTTCGACCACCGGCGCATCCCCATAAGAACTTCGTTTCCTTGTTCTGATGAGGCCATGCGAGCTGTCGGGTTAGCATTTCCAGGGTACTCTTTCTCATTCGCCCCCCGTGGCCCGCTCCATTCGCACCCCGTGCTCGCGTTGGATCGAAGATTGATGGAAGATGAGTGCCTCAAATTGACACGGCTGGTTGACTACTCAGGAGAGAAAATTAAAGCAGGAGGCATCGTTGGAGATGTCGGCGCCGGTTGTCGCATCACAAATGAGCGCATCCATGCTATCAGGCCCAATCTCTGCGCAGCTGACGTCGGTAGGAATTTCGACCAACGGGTAAATAATACTAGCCACTGTGATCACACACTACAGTCGTGCAATTGTTCAGACCCAGAAGGCTTCGAATCCCTGATTTTCGTCCACTCCATCTATTATTTCAATCCCGAGTCCGTCGCAAAGGCATTGTCCAAAACCCAGCACAAAGTGGCCTACGCCGTCGCCCATGTCTTCGACGAACCCATCGGTGTCATGGCCACCTACGGCAACCACACAGAAGCGAAATGGTACATCGACTCCAATGACAACGTCACGTTTTCAGTCGTTGGCAACAACAGTCCGTACATCCATCCCAATGCTTCTTGGCTTAACGTCTCCGTCCACCACACCACGTTCGGGTCCCTCACAATCGTCGCGAAAATGTCGTCCAACTTTTCAACCCTTTACCAACTCATACTGACCAAATTGAACATACCATTGGCTCCAGTTCCTGTTGGTCCTATGGGTGAGAAAAGGTCTTTTGGGCCCATGACAGTGTCCAATTTGCGGTTGACAACCCGCCACACGTGTGGCAGTTTCAACGTTTTCACGAACGGCAACCCTGACACAATACCTGTATACGTGCCCTCAGACATGATGACCGCCGCCGCGCGTTACATGATAGGCCGGCCCCGCAACGCCCAAACGTATCACGACCTCCTTGCCCACATGAAATCTGACTTCATGCGGTACAAAGACCGACCCTGGGTGTCTCAACTCGACGTTAACACAGTCATCCACGCCGCCAGTCAAGCCGCAATGCTTGACGTTGCCAACGCCACAGACCATTATAATGCTATGTGGACATTTGCCACCGCATTCGACCGACACAACACCGCCATGACAATGAGCCGTGCGTTCAACTGGTTCGAATGTGTCATGTTCACACTCTTGGTCCTTGCCGCCGCCGTGCTCTACAACGTAGCTGACCGCGACGCACCTGGAAAACCCTACGCTTTCCTGTTGCTACTTGTTCCATTCTGCTACACATTGTACCACTACTTCAACCGCCTCACTGTCACTTCCATCAACGACACGACTAGGAACCCCCGCAACAACCCAGGACCGCCTCGGGTTGGGCCTACGAATCACACCGTCATGTCGATCACCCACAACATGGAGCCCAGGCCGCCTGGTGAAACCGCCAAGGTATTTGTCCCAATCACACCCAACCTCGGCAAAGAGAGCGTTCCCAACACCGTTGCCGTCGGGGTCGTCACGCGCGTCACGCCAACTGTCTTCACCTCCAACCACGACAATGAAATGAATGCCATCACCAACCGTGCCACCCACAAAATTGCCGTGGAACCGGATAAAGACGTTTTGGCTGAGTTTTCCTTGTTCGTAGACAGTTGCATCCAAGCGGAGCTCTTCCCCCACGACATCGGCCCGATTATGCCAACAGAAGAGTGGATTAACAGGTTCCCACCCGCCACACAAGCCATCCTGCGCCGAGAGAAAGCCAACCCCACCCTCAACCGTGAGGAAAAACAACTATACGGTTTGAGCGCTTTCACAAAAACAACGTGTGATGTCCCTCACGCCAGACCTCACCCACAAAGAAGGTGACGCCCGTGCGATCCACAGCCCCACACCGGCATATAATCTTGCCACTGGGCCCTTCGCCGTCACGATGAGTCATGCCCTTGCTGCTCTATGGGATGGTCGACAATCCCCGTTCTATTATATTAGCGGTGCCAGCTCTGAACAGATATCAGAAGTGTTTGACTCTCTGCCGAATCACCACATCTACGAGTCTGATGGTAGCCGATGGGAGCGCCACATGTCCAAATCCTTGCTAACAGCCGAGTTTAAAGTTTACGAGCACTGTCGTTGTCCTGACGCCGTGCTTCGTGTATTCCGTAACGGCATAAACAAGCATGGGAAAACCAAAACGGGCATCAAATATTCCATCGACGCCACTCGCGCATCTGGCGAACCCACCACAAGCGTTGGCAACTCCATCATCAACGCCATGACCATGTTTTATGTCATTTACAAACAGGAACTAAAGAAAGGCACTTTCGTCAACTTCAACGACTTCATCGAATGGGCCAAGGCACACGTCAAGATATTCGTCCTTGGAGATGACAATCTCACTCTGTCACCCACCGCGTATGAACTCGATTCCATGCGAGAACTCCTTGCCGCATTGGGTATCGACGCTAAACTCTTGAAGCCAGGCCGACAAACTGCCACTTTCTGTTCTTGCCGATTCTGGGAAATCGGTGACAATCAAACGCGCCTGGGCCAAAAACCTGGGCGGGTCATCCCAAAATTAGGATATGCCACAAACGTGCCACTCCCCAACGAAGAAGCCCACCGAAAACACGCCCGAGGCGTTGCTTTAGGCCTCCACTCTTCCGTGCAGCACGTACCAGTGTTGAAAGAAGTTGTTGATGCCATGCTGCGAAACACCAGAGGCACCAGGGCTGCCGCGATCGTTCCCCACTTCCGACTGGGTTCCATAAAACCCGTACCGTATAACGACCACACCCTCCGCCACTTCTTCAACATATACGACACAGATCGTAAACAAACCGCCCATCTCATTGAGATGATAACGAATATTGATTCATTGCCATACGAAATCAATACTTCGTTACTTGATCACATGATCAAGGTGGACACCACTTAAGTGGTATATCGTAGCGCGACACCGAGAAGTACAGAGCATCTGCGCGCGGTAGTGTGCGAGGTCTGAGAAAAAGGGGCTTGGCATGCCCACGCATGACCGCCACCGTGAATTTTCATTCCCGTTTATAGCGTATCTATAACAACCCATGCCTCGGCATAGAAAACTCACGGACAAGTCTTCAATTCGCGATGAAAAGAAGCAGGCCAAACCCGCAACCCAGGTTGTGACTACGGCCCTCCAACAAATCCCAAAACGCCGCCAAATGGCAGGCTCCGCACCCGGTTCAGCTTTCCCGTTCTTTCAAGGACTTGCTGATCTGGCCAAGAAGCCCCACGCCCAGCCCGTTAAACCACCAGTTGAAATCAAGAAGCCACTCCCTGTGGCCGATTTCAAGTTTGAGGGTAATCTACTCAGAAGTGATTTTAACCAATCCTACGATGCACACGGTGCCGCCGTGTCCTACGCCAGATCTTTCAAGAATAAGATGGCCAAAATAGGAACCAGCCGCATCGTTGTCAACACGCCCAAAGGGCCCACCCCGACCATCGGCACCCGAATCACAATGTCAGAGTACGTTACCACCTTACAATCCACCCCAGGTGGAGCTTTTGCTGTCAAGTCATTTCCCTTGGACCCAAGCAATACCAATAGCTTCCCCTATCTGTCTCAGTTTGCCCAAATGTTTGACCAATACGTTATTGTCAAACTGCGGGCTGAGTTCAGAACTAACACCGGAACTAGTACTGTCGGCCGCGTTGCCCTCATGTTCGACTATGACCCCCTTGATGCAGCCCCAGTTTCCATACTTCAAGGGTATGACACCGACGCCACCGTTACTTGCCCACCTTATGGCAATGCCAATGGCAAGCCTGTCACGCTGTCTTACAACACAAAGAGAGCCCAACAAGACCTGTACTACACCAACCCAGAAGCCGCAGCCGCCGGGTCATCCGACCCACGCTTGCAGTTCCCAGCCGTCCTGCATGCTATGACCACTGGCGGCATAGACTCCGCCGTTTGGGGTGAGCTGTGGTTCCATTATGATTACGTCTTCGTCAGCCCACGCATTGAAACTAACCTGTCGACTTCCGTTGTTTACGCTTACAACGATTTTTCAGGCAAAACTTTCAGTGACCTGGTTGACGCTGCCATCACCAAAGGACCCATGCCCCTCGACGCTCGAGCTAACGCTTCACCACCAGCCGCACTCGCACATGGCGGACCCCCAGGCGCTTACACCGCCTTTGGGTTCGTAGTGCCCACCATAACTCGCCTTGACCCTTTTGGAGTCAAATCCTATGTCACCAATGGTGGCATATTCACCTACTCACTCTATTTAGGTGTCATAGGCGGAGAGCCCATAGATGGCGTCATAGGTTCCTATTGGAACAATAATTCTACCAACATCACCGATGTCCGCACCGGAGGTCTACCACTACAACTATGTTACTACTTAGTCAACACAGGTTGGACCCCCAGAAGCATCGTTGCATCCGCAGTAGTCTCCATTGCTCCTGGTTCCTATGCCACGCAGCCAACATTTGGTCTCTTCTTTTCCACCCCACCCACCGTTACCTTCCATGACATTATCGCTACCGTCACGCGCAATGGCCCTTACATTGCCCCGACCGCCGGTTCACTTGCTGTGCGCCCCGCCAGCGACCTCAAAGCTAACGATGCCACCCCCAAGCCTAAGCAGCTTGAGCGTGATGACAAAACCAACACACTCGAAACCCCCGCTTTGGCCCAGGTTGCGACCCGCGTCGACGACAACAAGCACGTCAAGATAGTAAACACCGACGACTTCGTCATCGTTCCCGCCGTCCGCCCACAAGCCAGCACACCACCAGCACCACCCAGGCAGAACATGCCACCAGTAACGGAAACTGGAAACAACAAACCGACAGCAGCTGTAAACCTGCTACCACCGCCGCATTGACACGCTCTACG